AAATCAGAGCTTTGTGTCGCACCGGCCCAAAAACGCACCGAGAGATAAAACAAAAAAGCCATCTGAACGAATCAGATGGCTTTCTGGTTGACCTTACACTCCCCGAGTCGAACATCCTCGTCACTGTTTTTGGGTCAGGATTTTGTATCTCTCGTTCTCTCTCTTAACGCAACACCGCCCCTCTCCCAGAGCAATTCCGGGGGAGGGGCGGTCATCTGCTGCCGGTCAAGTTTTTGCAGCGCAGCGGGCAGCACTACACGAGCCGCCGCCACGGGCAGCACCGAGCCAAAAAGGCTGCGGCAGCTGTCCGGCGTTGCGCACCATATTGCCAATGACGGCAAAATGGTATGTTTTCGTGAGGCCGCGAAGACGTGCGCAGACCATTTTCGTGATGTCACGAAATTGCTCTTGTGCGGCGAACATATCGGTGAGGTCACCGATATGGCGGTATGTAGTGCTTGCCATAATAACCTCCTTACTGATTTTGCAAGGCCGCTTTCATGCGGTCAAAGAAAAACTGGATCACGGCACCGATGGTCTCATCGGTGATGGCCCAGCTGATGAGCCTGCCCCACTTGCTGGAACTGATGGCCATGCGGAGCATCTTGACGACCCACGCCTTGCGCTCTGCGCCGCGTTTTGTCCCCTGAATCTCCTGCTCAGCCCGTTCGATGAGGTCCAGCACCAGCGGCTTTACCGCTGCACCGTAGCCCAGCCGGATGCATCCCAGGGCGTAAAAGATAAAGCCGCCCAACATCTGATGCTGATTTTGCCCACATTCTCAGAATATCCTGATTGTCCGCCCACCAGAAAGAAACGATGATTCGTTATCTCTGGTGATTGTACACAAAAATATATGGAGAGGGTGATGAGTCATAACGAGTAGCAGAATAAGCCTTATATTTGGTCGTTGCGATCCATTTTTTTACTGTGGATGTGAAACTGGATGGATATGTGGCTGTAAGGTACTCGTATATTGCATTGACTACGGATGAACCAAAGTAAGAGAGTGTGCCCCATCCAAGACTATAACTGCTGCCTCTTTGACATCGGATTCCACTCGTCGCCGGACTCTCCCGGCAAAACAGCGTCCGTCCCTTGCCGTTCAGGCCGCTCTCGTAGTTGTGGGCCAGCACGTAAAACTTGTGTGTGGTGAACTTATACAAAAATCTTTCGATTTTTTCACAAGCTTGACAAATCAAATCGCAGCATTTGATTTTTGCATACAAAATTTGTATTCTTATTATTGTAATTACTTTTTCCATCTTGTTCTCTTATGAAAGGACCAGTGATCAAAATGGCTGATGAACCTTCTAGCCCTCAACTTATTCCTGAATGTATCAGTAAACCGGTAAAATTTCTTCTAACTCCGCCTGCTAAAGAAATTGGAATGACCTTCGCTGATTTGATTTATCTCGCAACTGGTCGGCTTCATTTCAAAGTTGCCAAACAACAAGCCCAATACGACCATGATTTGCAGGAATTCAAAGACGGCCTTGATAAAAAAATCAGCAACAAACCTGAAGAGGCTTTATGCGACCCCAAGCTTCAGGTCGCGGGACCAGCGATTGAAGCTGCTAAGTACTGCTTGCAGGAGCCTCAAATTCGTGAGATGTTCCAAAATCTGATAGCGAATGCCGCAGACTCTCGGTATCAACAGGAGGTGCATCCCGCTTTTCCTGCCATGATCACTCAGATGTCACCGTTAGATGCTGAAAATCTTGCCCTTTTTCAGCAATCAGAGCAATATCCCATCGCTGAATATCGCTATATCTGTTACAACCACTCCTATAAAGTGATGCTTACAAATTGTTTTTTTCTAACCCTCATATGCAAGAGTTTGATGACATTCTCCTTCAGTCTGCATCTTTAAGTTCTCTTGACCGGCAAGGTCTTGTTACTATAAGCTACAACACGCATCTTACTGACGCCGATTCCTATACCTCCTTCGAGAACAATGAAATAATTCGAGTTATGAAAACTGCCGTCTCAGCTTCACCCGAGGATGGCTTCCACAGTCCTCGCGATGATTCCTTGATCATCGATGCGACTTTTGAACGCGGCAGAGTTTCTCTCACCCCTCTCGGAAAGTCCTTTTTGAAGGTTTGCTTTTCAACTTAAGCGTTATCCGCTTTTTCTCCTTACCTAGGAACACTTGAGTCTCCGAAAAGATAGTCCATCGTCATTCCCGGGAAAAACTTATCCCGAAGGCATTGCGCTTCATCCAGACGCATACGCCCCGCAATGTTCAACTTCGCTGACATTGTCGCCGGATTGATGCCGATTTCATTTGCAAGCTGTTCATTGGTAATCCCTTTACGAGCCATCTCTGCTTTCAAATTCATGCACAAACCATTTCGCCTCCATAGTTCACTAAATCGAGTTAACTTTACTATAAAATACACTATATTAAGTGAATAGCTTTTCAAAATTATTTTTGTAATTTGGTGAATTTATATTGCATTTCTGTCATTTGTCCCGTATACTGAGCATCAGGAGACTAACTATTAAAAGTCAAGCCCCAAAATGAAAAAATCCGCCAACCGACCGCTGCCCCTGACAAACAGCATTCAAATGCTGGAATCAGAGCAGCGAGGGCGACGGAGAGAACAGCAAAGCAAGCCCAGCCAGCCCTCGCACAAACAGGATAGCATTTGAATGCTTCGGTTCGTCAAGGGTTCGCTGCGCCAGCTAAGTTTCTGTTGGAATTAGCTCAGGCTCAGGAGAAAATCAGGCAGTTGCAAGATATGCTTTCCCGGATTTCTGTAAGGCATAAATCAACCGAACGAGTTTCTTCATGGCGTGGGACAGGGCAACATTGTAGTGTTTTCCTTCGGCACGTTTTTTGGCAAGGTATTCAGCAAAGACAGGATTCCAGTAGCAGACGTACTTGGTTGCGTTGTAAAGGGCATGTCGCAGGTAGCGGGAGCCACGTTTTTCCATGTGAGCATAGCAGTTCGTGAGTTTTCCGGACTGGTATGTAGATGGAGAGCAGCCAGCGTAAGCAAGAATTTTGTCAGGAGAACTGAAATTGGAGAAATCCCCGATTTCTGCAAGGATCACAGCAGCGGAGTTTACTCCCATGCCGGGAATCGAGAGAATTGGTGGATTGAGCTCATCTATGATTTTCTGAATAGAATCTTCGATTTCGTTGATCTCGGAGGCAAGTTCTTGAATGAGTTTAATGGTATGCTTCAATTCCAGAGATTTGGCAGGCATGACAGAGCCAATAGAAGTTCTGGCTGCCTCTCGAATCTGGATGGCTTTCTCTTTTCCGTAGCGTCCTTTGGACGCTGTTGTAAGAAGGTTTGTCAGCTTGGTAAGATGGACTTCTGAAATTTGCTTTGCACCGGGATATTCGCCGAGAAGTGCGTAGATTGAAGTGCCATGGATAGACGAAACAAGCTGTTCCAATTCGGGAAATAGAATCGTAGCCAATCTGGACACCGATTGCTTTAGTTTAGCGCGTTCTTGAACTTTATCAAATCGGTATCTTGTTAGTAACTTTAGATCTTCGTTATGGTATGCTATATCCGTGTAGGACTTGAGGTCTACATCGGACAATAGCATAGTTGCAATCGTTCTTGCATCCACACGATCAGTTTTGGTTTTGCGAAGGCTGAGACTCTTTCGGTATAGGTTGGTGTGCAAAGGGTTAATGACATAAGTTGGCAGACCGTTGTCAAGAAGGAACCCAAGAATGTTGTAGCTGTAATGCCCGGTAGCCTCAAGTCCTACTTTTATTTTGTCTGACTTTTTGGTACAGTCTCGAATCGTCTGAAGTAGTTGCTTGAATCCATCCATGTTGTTGGGGATGGTAAAGCAGTCGGCACGAACCATTCCGTCTGAATCAAGAATACAGCAGTCATGCTTATCCTTGGCAACATCAATTCCAACACAAACCATTTTGATACCTCCGGCGTATTCCTTTCGATGCTGTTCAGGACCACAGACTTCTTTGCTCTTGTAACCTCGTTCTAAATAAACCGTCTGGCGGTATCTAACTGATTAACATTTCAACAAAGAAGCTGTGGTTGGAGCCTCCCGAAAACCGTCTTTGCGGTAGGTGATACATACCAATCCACAGCATCCTGAACTTATTGTAGCATTCCGCTGGAGAGCGGTCTATAAATACTACTATTTTATTATACGAGCATTCCTGTAATCCGTAAAAATTGCGAATTGAAATAAAAAGAACCCCGCAGTAAGCTAGGGTTACATCTTAGCAGAGATGAAAATAACCAAAGCGAACTGGAGGTTCCAAATGAATTATACTCAAAATCGCAAGATAGCGCAAGTGACAGAAACAACTTTAGTCGTGGGGGTGGATATCGGAAGCCAGTGGCATTACGCGAGAGCGTTTGACTGGCGAGGAATTGAGATTACGAAGAAAGCATTTCGGTTCAGCAATGACCTGGATGGGTACACAGCTTTTGAAAAATGGGTTCATGAGGCCGCTGAAAACTCTGCTAAGATGGAAGTGCTCATTGGTTGTGAACCTACAGGGCATTACTGGTATACGTTTGCGAGATACGTTGGTCTGCATGGGATGAAACTGGCGTTTGTGAATCCTTACCATGTAAAACAAAGCAAGGAAATGGACGACAACAGCCCACGCAAGACGGACGAGAAAGACCCGAAGACGATTGCAAAGCTGGTAACAGAAGGCAGATACTCTTTTCCATATCTTCCGACTGGAATCTATGCGGAACTGAGAGAAGCCATGTCTGTCAGAGACCAGATCGTAAAGGCAATGAATGCGGCTGCCAACCGGATTCAACGCTGGTTGACCATCTACTTTCCAGAGTATCTGAAAGTATACAAAGGATTTGACTCGGTAAGTGGTCTGGCGGTGCTGTGGCAGGCACCACTGCCGGAAGATGTCGTAAAACTCGGCGCAGATGGAATTGTTGAACTTTGGCATGAAAAGAAACTACGAGCTGTCGGGAAAAAGAGGGCACAGACCCTGATTGAGGCAACAAAGAGCAGCATTGGAATGCCCGGTGGCAACTGTGCAAAAATGGATATGCATCTTCTGTTGGAAGATTACTTTACGAGAAAAGAGCAGCTTGAACGCATTACGGCGGTATTGCAGGAAGAGCTCCTGAAGGTGCCGAATGCAGAAAAGCTGCTTGCAGTCAAAGGAATTGGAATTATTACTGTTGCTGGATTTCTGGCTGAAGTCGGAGACCTTGGACGTTTCACTTCTCCAAAACAGATCCAGAAGCTTGCCGGATTGGAGCCGAAAGAAAACAGTTCTGGCAAGCACAAAGGTCGAACCTCAATCAGCAAGCGCGGTCGAAGGAAACTGCGCAGGCTGCTGTTTCAGGCAGTTCTGCCGCTGATCCGCAGCAACGAGGATTTCCGGGAAGTGTACACCTATTACACGACTCGAAAAGACAACCCGCTAAAGGGAACGCAGGCAGTGATTGCCGTGGGCTGTAAGTTGATCCGCATCTTTTATGTGCTTCTTTCACATGGAACGGATTACAGCAGCACACGGTTCCGTGCGGATATTCTCCGTCCGGGGCAGGCAAAAGCCGCTTGACAACCAACAAGACTCCATTCAGGCAAACGTCCATCTGTAAAGATGCTGAATAGAAGGAAGTAAATTGAATCAGGAAATCCGAGTCGGTTAGCCGCGTTAGAATTTCACCTTGAGGCATGACCTCGCATACGAGCAGTAGCGGCACCCATTTGTGGATAGGCAAAACGAAGGAATTGAGGTCTCTGCTTGACGGATGAACCTGCTGGATATGAGAGGTTTGCTGCCGCAGAAGGTTTGGGAAAACAATGACCACAACGCAAGACGTGTCCACTGGCGTACCTGTTTTTCTGAAAATGCACGGACGCACTACATCTGATGCTGATTTTGCCCACATTCTCAGAATATCCTGATTGTCCGCCCACCAGAAAGAAACGATGATTCGTTATCTCCGGTGATTGTACACAAAAATATATGGAGAGGTGATGTTTATGAACGTCGAAGAAAAGCTCAAAGAGCTTATTTTAGCGAATTATAAGAGCATACGAGCGTTTACTGTTGCAGCCAGTATCCCTTATTCTACCGTTGACAACATTTTTAAGCGCGGAATCGGTGGAACAGCCGTAACAACTGTCGTTAGAATCTGCGACCTTCTCGGGATAACCGTAGAAGGAATCACACACGGCATCATTGAACCAAAAGAAAATAGCGCTCAACTCACCCCCGCTCAGGCAAAGCTACTGGACAGCTTCGATCAGCTCAACGAGGAAGGCCAGATCAAGGCGGTGGAGTACGTCGAAGATCTCGTCCTCACCGGACGTTATAAAAAATGTCCTACGTCTGGCTTGGGCGCAAAGGACGCATAAAAAATAACCGCTCTGGCTAAACCAAAGCGGCCGATCAGTATACGGAGGAATCACAGATGCGAAAGCGGCTAATTTCATTTGCCCTTGCGGCGACCATCATGGTTTCCGCCTCTCTCCCGGCATTCGCCACAAAGAAGTTCGATATGAGCGTCTTTGATGGGAAGGATTATGTAGGAGTTGTGACCGATGATATGACCGGTTGGACTTTTGCATTTCCCCGGTTTGGCACCATAGAAGAAGGCGGCACTTATATTGTTTCTGATGATGATTCGCGATTAAGCGCTTCTTCCAGCCTATACCTCAACGATACTTATGATTTTTATTATCTCGACTTCAATCGTACAGGATCTTTTGCGTCTGGTTTTAATAGTGTGATCGTTAAAATCGGTGACAATCGATATAATTTTTCAAACGGACAGACTGACTCTACTGTTTCCGAAGGGATTGTTCTAGAATCATTTAGCTTGCCGATGAAAAAAGAGCTTGTTCCTTTTATGAATGATTTGGCCGAACATATAAACGACGAAATCAAAGTGCGTTTTGTGGGCATCTATAAAGATTATGATTTCGCTCTTACATATGACATGAAGCTAAAAATCCTCGTAATGTATGACCTCTATGTTGCCGGAAACGGCACCCGCAATAAAAATCTGCGAGATATAACCGATTTGGACAGAACCATTGTCAGTAAAAATGGAGAAATTATTGACGGACACCGGGATGAAAAGATTCTGCGTACGGTCTTAGAAGGCGTCGTTGACTCCCTTGATACGTTATCTGCCCATTGATTTTTTCTCGGCTAACCTGTATAATGAACTTACAGGTTAACCCCACCCTGCGTGAATTGGGGAATTAAAAAAGTGTTGTCTACAAGCAACAGAACCCGCTAAGCCTCTGAGTGCGAAAGCATTCAAGCGTATCATGGCGGGTCATGACAAAGACCCCGCCACGCCTCTCAATGATGCGCACCATGGCGGGGTCGTTTTTATTATTTTGAATCGAGGTGATCATTTATGTCCACCCGCAGCCACCCCGAATCCGCCCGCATCATCCGCGAGGCACGGCAGGCCGCCGGGCTGACGCAGCTGGAGCTTGCGGAGAAGCTTGGTGTCACCATCGGCAC